CCGACTGGAACTACGCTCCCTTGGATGGCGAGGACACCGCCAATCACAAACCGTGCACTACCATTTCTGATTTTATGACTGCCTATGCCCACTAAAACTGTATTAAAAATACCGTATATTCTGTTTTGTATTAAAATCAGCCGTTTTCAGGCCATTTCAAGGTGCAAAACACAGTCTTAAAAATGTCGCTCGTTATCTTTGCGCCAGAAAGGAGACGCATGAGCATCTATGGCTATTGCCGCATCTCTACGGCAAAGCAGAGCATTGACCGTCAGATCCGCAACATCAAGGCCGAATACCCGACTGCCCATATCGTGCAGGAAGCCTATACTGGCACATCTATCTTTCGTCCAGAGTGGCTGAAGCTTTACCGGGTTCTGAAATCCGGGGATATGGTGATATTCGATTCAGTATCCCGGATGTCCAGAAATGCAGAAGAAGGTTTTACTCTGTACGAAGACCTCTATCATAAGGGCGTCCGATTGGTGTTTTTGAAAGAGCACCACATCGACACCGAGACCTACAAAAAAGCCCTGTCCGGTAGCATTGCCATGACAGGGACAAATGTGGACTTCATCTTGAAGGGCATCAACGAGTATCTGATGGCCTTGGCAAAGGAGCAGATCAAGCTGGCCTTTGAGCAGTCCGAAAAAGAAGTTGCCGATCTGCACCAGCGCACCCGTGAGGGCCTTTTGACCGCCCGGCTGAACGGCAAGCAGGTTGGCCGCAAAAAGGGTGTTGGCTTTGAAACGAAAAAAGCCAGAGATGCCAAGCAGATCATCCGCACCCACTGCAAGACCTTTGGCGGCACACTTGACGATGCCGAGTGCATGAAGCTCACCGGTCTTGCCCGGAATACCTATTATAAATATAAGCGTCAGATTCGTGCTGAACTGATGGCTGAACAGGATTTGCCGAAAGGAGCAAATGTCTTTTATGAACCGCCAAAATCATTCTGAGTCGGAGAACAAGCTTACCCAGGAGGAAAAGCAGGAGTTTTTGGAACTTCTGGCTCGTCTGTCCCCGGAACAGCGTGAAGCACTGAAAGAAGTGCTCAAGTCCTTTACTTAACAAAAATGTGCAGGGCGGCATTGCTGCTACCCTGCACATTTTTATTTTTTGTTATGCACGTTCTACTCTAATGCTGCCAGTACGCGCATCTTTAATGACACGAAAGCGATTTTTGCACCCTGTGCACATTTTAGTTTGATTCGTTCCACCTGTCGCGGGCAGACGCATCAACACACGACCACAATCCGGACACTCTACAGAAATCATTGCCATAAGAAACTACCTCCTGAAATTATTCTATTGTCGCCAAGTGGTTCGGCTTGGAAGCCGCCACAAGAATCTTTTTAATGCCCTTTGCATCCTGCAATTTTTTCTGGTACTCCACTTCACTGGGGAATTCATTGTTCAACCATTGGATGTAAAAAGCATACGACCCCTTCTGTGCAAACATATCATCATACATTTTGTTCAACACACACTGATCGCCTGTTACTTCACCCAGTGAATATTTTTTCACGATCTCGAAAAAGCGATTGCGGTGTTCCATTGCTCCTTCGTAGGAGTGACATTCCAGTGCATCCGGAATGGTTCCAAATATCGTTTTCAATTCGAGGTTTGCAAGCAGTGGCATGGTAAATTTAATTTTTCGCTCATACGATGTTACGATATTGTTTTCTTCATCGATTACATCATACTGAATCGCAAATCTCACAGCTGTATCGAACTGCTCTTTAGCTGGAGCGTTCTTCTTCAGATACGCAAGCATCTTATTGGCATAGATTTGATACTGCACATGCTGATTGGCTTCTTCCATCTCATCCGTCCAGTTAAAATCCAGTGGGTGCTCTTTGATCCATGCACATACAAAATCTATTCTTTCCTGAGACTTTTCTTTTTCCACCTTTGTATACAGGGAATAATATGTATTGTGATTTGTACTACCAATTATAGAAGCGAAGAGGAAGCGGAAAAACACTTGGGAACACCAATATATTCTCGTTTTTCAAAAATTGTAGTGTTTGATGCTATATCGATAGATGACAAGATTAAAATAGCCGAAAAATGCTATCAAAGTATTTTGTCGAAAATAAGCGAAGAAGAAAAAATGCTAATTGCAGACAATGACATTTTGAACAAATTTAACCAAGGCATAAGAAAAAACGCATACGCAAATATGCGAATGCTAAATCACGACATAGAGGATGCAGTCTATTATGAAATATTAAAGGCGTATGGAATTATAGCATAAAAGAGATAGGAGAAGAGCTTGCAGGAGGTATAAGCTTCTGCTATAATACTCACAGAGATTCCGCTGGTTGTGTGATACTATTCTGATACTAAAAAATCAGCAAGCCACATCTAGTACAGCAATCTCATGGAAAAGTGAACATCCAAGGATAGGTTCGCTAAACAAATCTGCTTAGTAAAGAAACAAACCTACCGAGCTCGAATAATGGAATGACGCAAACTTTTAACGATGCTACGAGTATAAATGGAAGAAAAATCGCGCCGTGACATTGGTTTGACATTAAGCTGCGAAAAAGCACACGGAATTATAATCCAACGATCCTTCGTAGTTTAACATTTGAGAATAATCATAACCCCGCGTGAAAACGCGGGGTTTGCAGAACGGCCCCATAGGGGCCATAATACCAGCCGCGCCTAAAGGCGCACAATGAGCGACGTCAACCGCACACTGACGTCGCTTTTACTTTCTCATACTATCTGTAGGCACTTCTGGCGAATCGTCGTCATCGAAGTCAGCTACATTCTTGAATGGATCTTCGTATTCCTTGAAGCTCAACTGGTCGCACATCTGATCGTTGAACTCTTGTTCCTGAATGTATTTGCGGATCTTGGCTTCATTTCCACCTACTGTATTTACGTAATATCCTTTCGCCCAGAACACTCTCCTTCCGTATTTGTATTTTAGGTTTGCATGTCGCTCGAATATCATGAGCGTACTCTTCCCTTTGAGATACCCCATGAAATCTGCTACGGCAAGTTTGGGCGGTATCGACACAAGCATATGGATATGGTCTGGCATCGCGTGTGCTTCTATTATCTCTACATGCTTGTAATCGCATAGTGTCCTTAGTATTTTTCCAATATCTTTTCTTAGCTTTCCGTATATCACTTTCCTGCGATATTTCGGTACTAGCACTATGTGATATTTGCAATTCCAGCTCGTATGTGATAAACTTTTCTCGTCCATATGGATGAACCTCCTTTTGCTTTAGTATGCGGTTGGCGTTACCCGCTTCTAATTATAGCAAAAGGAGGTTCTTTTTCTACCGTTTCAACGCTACGGCTCTATTCTTCCACAAGCATGGCTTGTGGTTTTCTATACGAAAGAAAGAACGCCAAATCTTACGATTTGACGTTCAAAATTTGGTATACCTTCAGGGACTCGAACCCTGGGCCCACTGATTAAGAGAGCAAACCGCCGGTTCGTCTCAATTTATGGAAGTTTCGAGTCATCGTTATTTTTAATCAAATCAACGTGATTTTTCACCCAGC